CCGCCCGGTTAAAACCCAAACCCCCCCCCCGGAGCTTCCCGGGGGCGGGTTCATGCTCTTGGGGTTGTTTGGGTTAGATCAGGCTGCGCACCTTTGCCAGCATATCCACACCCTTGACCTTGTAAACGCCGTTCAGCTTGTCGATTTCGATAAGCTGCTCACCGTCAACCTCGATCATAATGTATGTCAGCTCCAGCGTAACGGTGGCCTCCATGCCCTCGCTTTTCTCGATCTTGCCGGGCTTGAACTTCTTCACGCGGCCCATCTCGACCACGCGCAGGCCCTTAAAGTCATAGCCGCCGGTCTTGTCGTACACCTGCTGCGCCGCGCGGAAAGTCAGGTTCACCACGGTCAGGGGGTTCAGCATATCAACGGCGCTGGAATACAGCGTGTTAAACTGCACCTCCTGTTCAAAGCTCTCCCACTGTCCGATTGTGGGGGAATCAATCTCGCCGCCAACACCAAAGCCCTCCACGGTGCCGGTTTTCATGTTCACTTCCGGCAGGTCAACGCTGGCGGCAACGCCGATCATCCGCGTACCGTCAAGGTAGGCGTTCGCGTCGTTGATTTTCTCCGGGATATAATTGTTGCTAATCATAGCTCTGTACCTCCTTTATCAGCTCAAAGCCGTGGTCAGTGCGTCCGGGTCAAACTCGATAACATCCTCGATGTCCTCCGCCGGGGTGTAGGGGGTGATATACTGGTGGAAAGTGATCTTGCCATCCAGCAGGTCGGCAGTGGTGTTCTCCGCCTCGTCGTAGATCACCTCATAGCGGGCGCACACGCCACGGGCCACAAAGCCGTTGCCGCGCACATTCTCGCTGTCCACAATAGCCTCGATCAACCGCTTGTTGGCGGGGCTGTCCACCTTGGAAAAGTAGGTCAGGATAAAGCTGTTCGCCGCCCAAGAAAGGAAGCGCCGCACACTGAACCATCTGTCTTTCGGGTCGGTATTGCCGGGGTATGCGGCGGTGTTGTTGCCCCACAGGCGGAAACCGCTCATGTTCAGGAAAGTGGCAACGCCAAAGCCGTTCACGGTGTTGGCCTGCTCTTGGTCAAGCACAACCTCGGTACCGTCCGCAAGGCAGGCGGCGCTGATCGCCAGCGTCTTGTTGGACGGGCTTACATTCGGGGTGTCTGCGTTCACCGCGTCAGTGTAGGCGGTCAGGGCGGCGGCCAGTGCGCTGCCGCTGTAAACCACCTCGCCCACCTTGGCGCAGGGCCACACAGCATAGGCGTTCGCGTCGCTCACGGCCTGCGCCTCCTTGCGCTGCTTCACATCGGTGTATTTGGTAGCGCCGCTTGCAGTGCTGTCAATGTCCACAATGCACACAGCCTTGAACACGCCGTTGATCTCCTTGGTCTTGGCCTGCAGGGCGGCGGCCACGGTGGCGTCCATGCTAAAGCGCGGTGCCAGCAGAATGCCCGGCGTCATGGACAACTTGGGGTAAATCTGCCGCACCACTTCAAGGCCGGTTTCCTTGCCTGTGGCTGCGTCTACGCCGCCCACAATGTCGGCGGCCTTAACCTTGCTGGGGTCAAGTTTCTTGCCTGTCACGGTCAGGGTAGTGGCACTGGCTGCCTTGCCGCCTGCCAGCGGCACAATGTTCAGGGTGCCGTCGTTGTTAAAGCTGGCCGTGTAGTCGGTGTCGCGGGTCAGGGCAGTGCTGCCGCTTTTCACAGTCAGCTTGTCCAGCAGCACACCCACCACATCCAGCACGGCCACGCCGCTGTTCACCTGCACGGTGGTTTCGGCAATGTCTGCCGTGTGCTTGGCGGGGTCAAGCACATTGATAAGCACCAGCGGGCCGGTGCCCACAACGCTGAACGCCGCGCTGATACTCTCGCACAGGGTATAGGCGGCAAAGTCGTCATGGTAGCCCACGGCGGCCACAGCCTCCTTGTAGTTGTACGCCAGCAGCGGGGTATTCACGGCCTGCTCCGGGTGTTCCAGCATATTCACGGGCGCGGTGCCCACAACCACCTGCAAACCGGCGGTGCCGGTCACGGGGGCGGTCATACTGGTGGCCTGTTCGCTGGTATATACGCCATGTTTGTATGTAGCCATATCGGTTGTTCCTCCTTACAGTTCGTTTTTGATCTTGTTGTACAAAATGCTTTCCGCCGTTCCTGCCGTTTCCAGTGCCTTGCGCGTCTGTGCAAAGCGTTCCACCGGCACAAGCAGGTTCTTGGCCGCCAGGTGCTGCTTCACAAACTCGTCCAGCGCCGCCGGGGTGTTGCCGCTGGCGTACACGGTGTACTGCCGTGCCACGCCGCGCACGCTCGGCCCGCAGTAAACGCACGGGGTCTTGTGTTCGATCTTTGCTTCGGTTTCCCCGGTGATCTCCGGGGTGGTGGCCGCCTCGGTGGCCTGCTCCTGTTTCTTGGTCATAGGTACTCCTTTAACTGTTCATCCTGCGTCATGGCAGGTGCCGTGCAGGTCAGGGTACACGCTCCAAAGTAATAGGGGTGCGTGTCGTCCTCCTGCAACGCCCAAGTGATCGGCTTCAAAACGGTAAACGCGCCGCCAAAGTAGGGGGCCTTGCAAACTCGCTGGATAATGTCCTCTTTGATGTTCGCCACATCCTGCCAGCCCTCACGGTCAAGGCCGGTGTCATAGGCGCACACGATCAGGCTAAAGTCCACGGTCTGCGGGCTGTCGTCGTCCTCGATCTGTCCGCCAGTCATCCGCACCACAATGTAGGGTGCCTCGGCCTTGTCGGTGTCCACATCGGCATCATCACTCTGCGGTATGGGCAAGTCCTGCTTGTAGATTTTCAGTGCCTTGCGCCCCTCTTGGCCGCAAAACAGCTTACCCGCAAACAGTTCTTTCAGCATTTCGATCAGCGCGTCTTGGCAAAGCTGCGGGGTGCGGCCAATGTCCGCCCTCGCTGCCGTCGTTGTGTGATTTCTCATGGTGGCTCACTTCTTTCCGGCTCTCGCCAATACTCGCTCAACCTGTGCCTGCAACCGTTCTTGCAGGTATTCTTCCACGCTCGGCTCAACCTCCGGCCAAATGGTGTGGTGCATGGCGGTGGCGCTGGGGCTTCCCATTGTCACCAGCTTTTCCACATTGCCCTTGGCGTTCGTCCAGCGCTTGTACCCCTTGGCGGTGCGCGTATGGCTCGACTTGGAACCAATGCGCCGCTGCACCATACCCACATGGCCGCTGCTGAACTTCACCAAAAATCCCTTGCTCATGCCGCCCGCGCCGGGCAGCGTTTTCATGCCGCTGGATTTTAATACCTTGGCTTTCCAAACGCTCGGCCCGTCCTTAAAGTCCATTCCGGTAAAGTGCGTCGGCACCGCCGGGCTGGTCTTAAAATAGCCAAGGTCGTTGCGCATTTTGGCAATGTGCAGCTCCGCCATCAAACTGCTGTTGCTGGCTTTCTTGCGCTGCACAAGGTCTTTCAGGTGCCGCCTGCCTGCGGCGTTCACGGCGTAACGGGTCTTTGCCTTGGCAACCATCAGCTTTCGCGCCTGCCGCGCTGTGGCGTTGATCGCCACTTTGGCCGCCGCCGGGGTTTTGCGTTTCAGGTCGCCAAGCGCCTGCTCTACCGTGTCCAGCCCCGCAACGGTAATGGTCAGGTTTCCGGCGCTGTAAGTAACATTGCTCACAGCCGTGTCCTCTCCATCGTCATGCGGTACACGCCGCTTTCCTCTTGGCAAAGGTTGATCGTGTAGGTGCGCTGGCTCTTGGTGCCCTTGTCAAGCACCAACTGCTTGCCAATCTTCGGCTTCGGCCCGTAGTCCTCCACCCGGATATACAGGATGGTGTGCGCCGTGTATAGGCCGGTGTCAAAGTTCTGCTTTGCCCCGGCCTCCCAATGCGCCGAATGTTCGCGCAAATCGTCGTCCTCTAAAACGATCAGCACATCTTTACCGTCAACGGTGTGGCGGTCTGCGTGTTCGTTTTCCTACCACAGACGCATTGGAAATTATAAAAAATGTACTGGCAATGAAAAGCGAATATTTTATACATGAAGATTACGGAATGTTTGGTTATGAAGAACAGTATATCTATGGGGCTATTAGTGTAAATGCTTCTAAAGATAGTTCTATGGGTGTTTTATTGGAATTAAGAGGTATGGGGTGTCGAAACTTGGAATATGTTTTACAGGCAAGAGGGATAGACTGGTATTACTTTTTAAGCAGTTGTATAGATTATCAAGGTGTTTTTAAACGCATAGATTTGGCGGTCAATGATATGGGCGGATTGCTGGATATAGAAATTCTAAGGGAACGTTATTATGCCAACAAGGTATGGAAACGTTCAAGAACCCATGAAGCAGTAGACAGCGGAAAATTATCGGGTACACATGGAGATACTGCAAAAACTTTTTATATCGGTTCAAAGAATAGTTCTATTTACTTTTGCTTGTATGAAAAAGAAAAGGAACAAAAAAGCAAAGGTATAAAAACAGACATTAAGAACCGATTTGAAATTCGTTTAAAAAGTGGAAAAGCAGAACAAACGATAGAACAACTTGTTTTTTCAAGAAATCCCGAACAGACCATAGCAAGCCTTATCCTCACACAGATAGATTTTCCCGTTTATATTTTATGGGATATATTTTTAGATAATGTAACGACTTCACTTCCGTTTATTATGACGCCTGTTGCTGTCAATATGGAT